TCCGCGAAGCAGTCAATGATCTGGAACAGCACGGAATGCTTCTGCGCATTCGTGAAGAAGTAGATCCCAACCTAGATATTGCCGAAATACACCGGCAGGTATTCGAGCGACAAGGGCCGGCTATTTTATTTGAACGGGTAAAAGGAAGCCCGTTTCAGGCTGTGAGCAATATTTACGGCACTTTTGAACGCACAGCATGGCTGTTTCGCCACAGCCTGGAGCGTGTAAAGCGCGTCATCGAACTCAAAAAGGACCCGGCAGCGGCGTTAAAAAATCCGATGCGTTACATGGGTGCGCCATTTACGGCTGTTTCTGCATTGCCGATGCGCAGTTGGACAGGAAGCGCTGTGACATGGGGCACTACCAGCATCGACCAGTTGCCACAGGTAAAAAGTTGGCCCATGGACGGCGGTGCATTCATCACCATGCCACAGGTATACACAGAAGACCCTGACAAGCCGGGCCCCATGCATGGCAATCTGGGCATGTACAGAATACAACTATCTGGCAATGAATATATTCCAAACGAAGAAATAGGCCTGCACTATCAGTTGCACCGGGGAATTGGTGTGCACCATACCCGTTACAATGAACTGAATAAACCTTTTTACGCCAGCATTTTTGTGGGCGGGCCACCCAGCCACGCTTTTTCGGCTATTATGCCGCTACCGGAAGGTTTGAGTGAACTCACGTTCGCCGGATTGCTGGCTGGTCGTCGTTTTCGATATACCCGGCAAAACGGGCAGTTTCTTAGTTCGGATGCCGATTTTGTGATCACAGGCGAAATTTTGAAGGACGTAAAAAAGCCGGAAGGCCCTTTTGGAGACCACTTGGGTTATTACTCGCTGACGCATGATTTCCCCGTCATGCGTGTACACAAGGTGTACCACCGCAAAAACCCGCTCTGGCATTTCAGCGTAGTGGGCCGACCTCCGATGGAGGACAGCAGTTTTGGCTGGCTGATCCATGAATTGGTAGCGCCGCTCACGCCACAGGAATTTCCCGGTTTGAAGGAATTGCATGCGGTGGATGCTGCCGGCGTACATCCGCTGCTGCTGGCCATCGGACACGAGCGCTACATGCCTTTCCGTGAACGTGTGCCGGAAGAGATTCTGACCATCGCGAATCGGGTGCTGGGTACCGGACAAACCTCGCTGGCAAAGTTCCTGTTCATCGCTGCTTCCGATGATGACCCAAGGCTTGATACCCATGACCTGCCGCATTTTTTCAGGCATTTCCTGGAAAGAGTCGACTGGACACGCGACTTGCATTTCCAGACCAAAACAACCATCGATACGCTGGATTATTCCGGGTCGGGTTGGAATGCAGGTTCAAAAGTCATTGTTGCATGTAGGGGCACGCAGCGTCGTGAACTAAAAGCAGAACTACCCCAAAACTTCACACTGCCGGAAGGATTTAACAACCCGCATTTTTTCCAGCCAGGTATGCTGGTGATCGAGGCGCCCAGATTTGAATTTGAAAAAACGGCCCGAGCGCAGGTTGCGGAACTATGTACCTGGCTCGAGCGTTTCGACCTTCAACATATTCCAATGATCGTGTTGGCAGACGATAGCCGTTTCACTGCCGCCAACACGAATAATTTTGTGTGGGTTGCATTTACCAGGGCCAATCCAAGCCACGATATGTATGGGGTGCAAGCATTCACAGAACACAAACACTGGGGATGCCGTGGCCCGCTTGTCATCGATGCAAGAAAGAAACCGCATCATGCGCCGGAACTGGAAATTGACCCCAGCGTTGTGCAAAGAGCAAGAAAAGTGCTGGAAAACCACGGATTTTAGGGTAGATCATTTTTTTTGAAAAAAATTTTCACACACGCTTGGTTTTCCGAATTGAGTGCTTTTATCTTTGCCCCGCTTCCGCCAAGAGGCCCGTTCGTCTAGGGGTTAGGACGCAGGATTTTCATTCCTGTAACACGGGTTCGATTCCCGTACGGGCTACAAAAGCCACCGCAAAGCATTGACGGAGACACAGTTAGAAAATGTGGAGGTTGATTTGGGTGTCGTTTGATTGAAAAAGGCCCGCTCTGGTTATCCAGGGCGGGCCTTTTCTATTCGGTGTGATTATCTATTTGAAGCGCTATTTCTCTTGATAGTTTTAGGGTTTTCCGGAGTTTTCGTCTTAATCGACGCAAATTGATTATTTCTGAAATCAGGATTATTTTCTCATATGGTTTTACGGGGTCGTTTCCATGTTTGTTTTTCGGACTTTTCATATGAGTTATAGTTTGGCTTTTTTACGTCGCTGTAGGGTCACTTCTTCTGATATTTCTCAATATTTCCTGCAACAGTTCCTCGTTTTGTTTTTTCAAATCATCTCGCTCTCTTTTCAGTTCCTCAATGTTTTTTTCAAGGAGTTGAGTATATTTTTCACCAAGCGAGGCCCTGTGTCCGTCTTCAGTGGGCGGTGAAACATTTTCCAACTCAGGAAACATTTTTTTCAACTCATCGTGTAAAGCCGCTTTTCTGCCTGGTTTCGTAGAGCGTCGCCAGGAGTTGAACTTGTTCCTGTCAATACCCATCTTATCCACAATCTTTTGGATTGTGATGTCTCTGCCGGCCAGATAGTCTATTGCCGTTTCCAGATCGAGTTCATTGTTTCTCATGTTATGATGTGTTGATAAATAATATTGTTTATTGTTGCACAATATTCAATATTATTCCATCTTTGTGACTATTAATCACAAATGTAAAGAGTGTTTAACACACTTGTGCAATTTTTCAAACATGAAGAAAGACAAATTTCTATCCTGTCGCTCTGACGACGATGAAGTAGCAGCATTCCGATTGCTGGCAGCGAAGTTGACGGTTCAAAGACCTGGTCGACAAACGACTTTGAGCGATGTGCTTCGTAGATGTATTTTCTATGGACTGCCTGCTGTTGAGCGCGAAGCCGAAGGACTTGTAGTTCCTGACGCAACCGCCATGACGCAATATGAGCAAGGGCTTGCCCTTGCGAAGCGTGCGGCGGAACTTGGGTTCCGACAGATGGAGCAAGAAGTAGATTTCCTTATCCGTAAATCAGCGTAATCATGCACAATTCATTTTCATTCACGCCTATTCCAGGCTTTTTCACCTCCAATCCATGTGGTACACAACTTCAACCGTGGACGATGTCATCGTCGATGACGACGTACCCGTCAGACGACTCCGAAAACCTCCTTCCCAGCGACATACCGGTTCGAAAACTGCGCAGACCAAAATCGAGGCGAGCGATCAGGATACCAGCCCGGTACAGACGTCGCCAACTCTTGATGGATTTGGGTGGGCTGCCATCTGGTGGCTCCTCGGATACCTCTTCTATGGCACAGCCGGATTCAAACTCTGGGCAATCGCCTGTGCTTTTATGATTTTTTTCCTTCCAGTGTACATGATCGGCTCCGCGCTGGTCATTGCGGCCCTGTATTTCATTCTGTTCAAATAATCTCAAACGTATTTCATTTATGTCACACGAATCTTCCACTCCCAAAAGGACGCTCCACCCTCAATTTCACGACGGCGCCTACTACGCTCGAAAGGCTGCTGAATTTTCAGCCACTCAGACACCTGCACAGAATGCTCAACGCAAGGCAAACGGGCGAAAATCGAACGTGGCCGATCTTGTCGCCATCCTTCCCGGCCATGAGGTAGCCGATGACTTTTTTCGCGAAAATTAAAATGCTTCATTTAATTACCTATTGCAAGCCTTGCGTAGTTGAGGCATGCTATCCAAAGCCTGTTGTCTCATGAGTATTCAACCCAATTTTTATGGCTTAATCCCGGCGACCGTTCGCTATTGCGAGGGTCTGATTCCGAACGCAAAACTTCTGTATTGCGAAATCACAGCACTGACTACTGAGAAAGGTCACTGTTGGGCAAGCAACGCATATTTTGCAAATCTATATGGTGTTTCAGAGTACACCGTAAGTCGATGGATTTCGCAATTACAAGAGTTTGGTTTTATTACGGTAAAACTGGATAAAAAGGCTGGAAATCAACGACTTATTTACATCAAGGAAGGTACCCCCCTATTGCGGAAAAGCGCAAGAGGTATTGACGAAAAGCGCAATACCCTCTTGCGGAAAAGCGCAAGACCTCTTGCGGAAAAGCGCAAGCATAGTATTATAGAGAGTAATACAGTTAGTATTACAGTGAGTAGTGACGGCGCGCCCGCCGAAAACAACCTCGGGCAATCGACTTCAAAGCCCGTAGAGCAAGAAATCCCCCCTGTTGCGGCCGCCCCCCTTTTTTCGGAACAGATTCACCCGGCCCCGGCGCTTTTCTCAGAAAGTCCCTGGGCGAAAACGCCGCTGGAAACCTGGGCCGCTGCATTCGTTGCAGCATGCGATATTCCTGACGCTGACCCATACTGGTATTTTGCTCGCTGCCGCGATTGGTCGGCTGAAAGGGGCGGAAAGTCGCTGGACTGGATTTCTACTGCTCGAAAGTTTGCGCTGGACGATCAGCGCAAAAACAAACTTGTAACACTTCAACCCGCTTCGTCCAATGCCAACTCAACTACAAATCCAGCAAATCGCCCCGCCACCGACAGTGGCGCTACAGATCGCGCAGCGGCCGACCGCGCCGCTACCATTGCTACAGCCCAAAGACTTGCAGCACGTCGCCGTCAGCAGCGGAGTCGCTTTGGCGAATGTTGAGAGGATTGCGGCCGGGTTGGAAATGTCGATGCGTCGGTTGGAGCGGGAAGACTCGGACGGCTTTTTTCTGGCTATTACTGCAGTGCTAAAAAATTGCGCGAAAGCGTACTGCGGGGCCTCGAAAATTGAGGAAGGGACTGTTGAGGAAATGGGAATGTTTGTGCTGGATCGCTTCGGTATGTATGGAGTTGACGAAATCGAGTTGGCTTTCAGCCTGGCAGCGGCTGGCGACCTGGGCGATGTTGATTTGCAGGCGTACTATGGTCAGTTTTCTGTGGCCGCGCTGGGTGGCGTATTGAATGCCTATCGAAATTACCGTAGCCGGGTCGTGTCGGAATTGCATTCCGCGAACTCGAAACTGGAATTGGCTGCGAAGCCGAAACCGGTGTTTGACCTGGAACAGTTCGTTTCTGATCGCCTTGCATGGTGGTTGTCGCGCGAAAGCGTCACGGTGAACGACTTTACCAAATTCGACTACGAGGTTTTTGTGGACACGGTGAAAATGTGCAATCTGCCAAAAGCCGAATGCGTGGAGGTGTGGGACTTATCGATCGCTGCAGTCAATAAAATCCTTACCAACGAGGCCCTCCGTGGAAGCAGTGATTCCCGCAGGCTTGTCAACTGGGTAGAAAACGACGAATTCAAATCGCGCCGGCAGGATTGGAGCCGCGCGGAAGTGCTACGCCGCTGGGTGGTCGGGCTACGAGAACTCTCAACTGCACTGGAGGCGCTGCAACAAAAATCACACGAACATCAATTTTCAGGATGATAGCCGGCCGGCAACTGTGTACGTCGCGTGTGGCCCCGAGCATGGTCGGGGCATTCTTTGATTCCTATGATGGCGGTGGATGTGGATTCGGGTGCTGTGAAGTGGGGGAAACAGCACATGTGATTGGCGATTAGACCTGGCCGGTCGAAGCCTCTGAAACGACAAGCCCACTCGTGAAGCCGCCTACTCTCGACGGATGGTTCCTGGTCGGGATGACGACGAAGATAGCCCGTCTGCCGGCGCGTAAGTCCGGCACCTTTTTTCTTCACTCATAAACGCCTCAATTATGGCAGTAAAACCTAAAATCATCCGCGAGGGTGAAAAATTCAAATCCGAGCACATGCTCAACCTGGACGGCAAAGACATTCCGCTGACCGTGAAATGCTCAGTCGATTATCTGCGCCTGCGCTACAAAGTATCGCCAGTAATCACGCTCATTCACGGCTGGAGCAAGGAAGTACAGGAAGCAGTTGCGGCATCGATCGCAGAATGCGTAAACACCTGCAACACCATGCTGGACGACTACCGCGAAGCCGCGGGCCTTGGCCGGCAGGGTGAACTTTTTGACAATGAACCTGGAGAAGCCGAGGCTGAGTGATTTGATCGATCGCGTCCGCAACCGTGGCGCCCTGTCGGTCGGTGAAATGATTGCCGAAATACAGGCCGGTTATGGTTGCGGGCGCGATATGGCGATCACCGTACTCATGTGCGGAATCGAAGCAAACATCATCAAAACCGTGGGTTCCGACCTGCTTCAAATTGTAGATAATCATGACACGACTTCCAGCGGAAACGCAAAACTCCCTGATCAATAAGGTGGTGAATTTCCTGAATAGAAATGGGTACTTCGTTTGGAGGCAGGAGAATTACGGCCGGTTTGATGCCGAGGACGCTCTGGAGCGGCTGATAAAGATCGTAAAGGCTTTGCGCAACAATCCTCATATCAGTGACGAGCAAATGGAGGCCGCCGTGAAAGCGGCTTTGGCGAAGTCCTGGCGCAAAGTTCCGGATAACCTCAAAGGCGTTTCGGACGTAATCGGCTGGAATCTTGCAACCGGCCAGTGGGTTGCGGTTGAGGTAAAGATCGGCTCCGACCAGATACGACCAGAACAAGACCAGTTTATGCGAACACTCAAAAAGTCGGGCGGCGAGGTTTTCCTCGTGCGGCAGTTCGACAGTTTTTCAGAAGGATTTTGGCGCCGTAAAAACCAGACACACACAAATCTTTAACCTTCTAATCCCCTACCCTCCTATGATCATCACCGAAGATGTTATTATGTAAAAACCAGGCTTCATTTATGTCTAACTACAAGTCCATCATTCTCACTTCCTTCTCGCTCATGCTCCTGAGCGGCTTCCTTCGCGGCTATGTCGATCTGTTCGATGGCCAACTTACTGACTTCGTTTCCAGTACGGCCGGCTGGCTCGGTGCTTTTTTCCTGGGATATGCTTCGCCGGAATATCGGCCCCGTCACTTTTGGTTTTTTGCTGCCGGAGGGATTGGAATCATAGGGTTTTGGGTGGCGGGGTATTGGGTGTTTAATTTGATTGCGTACTCATATTGACAACTCTGCGGCCCGTACGCCGCGCCGGCGCTTATCCAGTCGGTGTACGGGCAAGCAGAGTTATCTTTAAAAACTTAAACATGAATTTAGAAACATCACTGATTATCGGCTTTATCCTTCACCTTGTTGGAGACTACCTGCTACAAAACGACTACATGGCCGCAGAAAAAACAAAAAACAGTGGCGTTGCGCTGGCACATGCAAGTATTTACTCCATTCCTTTTTATTTGCTTGTTCCAGATAATACATTTTGGTGGTGGCTGATATTTGGCTCACATTTTTTCATTGACCGCTACCGGCTTGCTCAATACTGGATTCGATTGGTTAATTGGAAATGGGATGGCGACAATTTTGGCTACTCCGAAGACAAGCCAAAATGGATGTCCGTTTGGCTGCTGATTATCGTGGACAACACGCTCCACATTATCTTCAATTCGACAGCCATTTATTTATCATTCAATTGAAGACAACTCCAAGCCCCTTGCCGTGCAACGTTTAGGCAGCATTGGCGAGGGGCGGCAGTTAGAGTATTGGCTCAAAAATTGTTTCACCATTGTCAAAAATTGTTTCAAATGGCAAAACAGGTATCTGGTAAAAACGGAGGCACTTTGATGGCTCAGCAGCCGGGTGATCCGGGGTTGCCAGGTGCTGGGCGGCCCAAAAATCCGTTTAAGGAGGCGATACGGGCCCAGGCTGAGGGTGGGCATACGGAACTGGTACTCGATGGGTTTCTTGTTGTTGATGGAGAGGTTACCGGCGAGCGCGTGAAGGTGCAAGTATCGCTGCCAGCCGCTGAAGCCGTGGTGGTGAAGATGTTCCGGAAGGCTGCGAAAAAGGGTGACGTTGCGGCGGCGCGCTGGTTATCGGAAACCGGTTTTGGCAAAACGATCAACCTGGGAGACGACCCGGAGAATCCGCTTGGAGGCGGGTTTGCGGTGATACTGCCGGATAATAAAAGGTAGCCACCATGGAAAAACTAAACCAGTTGATTTCTCTCTGCAAATGCCTTGTGTCCATCGAGGTCAACGACCATCGCAATTGTTACGAATCGGTTGCAGATTATATTTCACGTTATGAAAGCCCTGAAATTGACGATGCTGTTTTGCAAGTAATGGTAGAGCATGACACGGTTGTTTCGCTTATGTTCTATCCAGATACGCCGGTTGGTTCTTACTGGATTTTCCATTACGATATTGATATGGCTATTGACGAAGCACTTTCGATTTTGAAAGAAAGGCAGAAGTAATCCTCGGCATCAAATTTATTTTAATCCTCACTCTTTACAATCAAACCACACTTCATTTATGAACACATTATCAACGGTTATTTCCGAGGATGTGATTATTTGCTTTACAGACAAGCGCATCCGACTACTCGTCTCGTTTTCTTTCTCTGACTTAAAGAAGTTGATCAAAACCCTGTCCGCTGCTTACGGATGGGAAGAGGATGACGTAATTGTTGATATTCCTCCCTTTTTCGGTCGTGTTTGATGGTTATGTATGACTGACCAACGTCAATACATTAAACCTCAGCCGGGCTTTCAGACTGCGTTTCTGAGTAGCCCGGCTGACATCGTTATTGGCGGTGGTGCGGCCGGTGCGGGAAAGAGTTATGCGCTGCTTTTGGAGCCAATTCGACATTCAGCGAATTCCAAATTTCGGGCTGTTATCTTTCGTCGCACGATTCCCCAGATCAAAAACGAAGGAGGACTTTGGGATACAAGCAAAGAGGTGTATGAAAAACTCCGTGACTTATCTGGCCGGTCCGCAAAAAGCACTGAACAGCCGCCAAAATGGAGGTTCCCGAGTGGCGCAACCCTACTCTTCTCTCATCTGGAGCATGAGAATGACGTGAAGGCCTGGGACGGTGCCCAGGTTGCACTACTTGGTTTTGACGAATTGATCCACTTTACTTCGTCTCAATTTTGGTACATGGTAAGCCGGAACCGTTCGGCAAGCGGTGTGCGGCCTTACGTGCGGGCAACTACCAACCCACAAACGAGTGGCTGGGTGAAACGCCTGATTTCCTGGTGGATATATCCGGATGATCACGAAGTGGAAGATATGCGAGGCATGCCAATACCGGAACGGGCTGGCGTGTTGCGATGGTTTTTCCGCCATAACGAGGTGATGTATTGGGGTAACAGTATCGAGGATGTAATGGCGGCGCTGCCGGAAGAGGTTAAATCGATTTGCCGGTCGGCACTGGTGAAGTCGATTACATTCATACCTGGAACGCTGGACGACAACCAGATTTTGAATGAAAAGGACCCTGGCTACGAAGGTAACTTGTTTGCCCAAGACAAAAAACACGGGCGCCGGCTTCGCCGAGGCTGCTGGTACGACGCTGAAGGTGAAAACGAACTGTTTCGTTACGAAGACCTGTACGATATGTTCCGCAATAAATTCGTTCCGAGCGGTGAAGCCTACCAAACCGCAGACATCGCCATGGAAGGAGCCGACATGTTCCGAGTAGGAAGTTGGAGCGGGCTACGCTTGGAGAAAATCGAATCTTGGGAAAAGTCAGACGGAAAAATGATCTGGGAAAATATGGAGCGATCGGCGCAGGAGTTCAAGGTTTACGGGAAACACATTGCTTTTGACACGAACGGCGTCGGTAACTTCTTGAAAGGCTTTTTTCGGACGGCTTTCGACTTCCGCAGTCAATCGGTACCACTAGAAGTGGATGGGCTGAAATTGAATTACGCAAACCTCAGAACGCAATGCGCTTTCAAACTTTCCGAAATGGTAGCACAGCATAAATTATACATCGCATGCGAAAACGAGCGCGTACAACAGTTGATTATAGAAGAATTTGAGGCCCACAAGAAAACCGGCCAGAATGCTGCAGGTAAACTCACCATTACTCCAAAGGAAGAAGTAAAAGCCCAGATTCGCCGCTCACCGGACTACTTTGATATGATTCTCATGCGGATGGTATTCGAGATCCAGCCGCGCAAGCGCTCCGCCCTACTCTCTCCACTTCCAAAACCGTAACCACATGCACGATCTTACGACTATTGAGGGCTACATGGCCCGTTTCTGGGAATTGGTTGCCGAAAATCAGGATAGTCGCGCTCCGAACCGCGAAGCCTGGGCGGCTCTCGAAAAAGAACTTTTCGAGCGCTATGGTATGAACCGGCATAGCACTTACGGAAGTTTTAGGGCTGGAAAACATAAAAGCCCTGTTCGTGCGCGCCCTCGCGCTGTAATGTGTTACCCGTGAAACACAACGTTGGTATAGTTGTGGTGCAATTTTGCAATATTATTCAACAATATGGCAAATTGGTTCACACGACTTTTCTGGGATGATGCAACGGTAACACAGGCAGCGGTGATATCTGCAGCCGTGGCGCCGGAAACACCAGCGCAATCGATCACAGAAAAGCGCACCTACTACCTGAACCAACCTTTCCCTTTTTTCCCTACTTCTCCCGCGGGCGTTGCTGTCAATGACGAAACGGTGATGGGTTTGCCGCCTGCGTTTGCGGCAATTCGGTATATCGCCGAAGGCGTGGCGATGCTGGATCGTAAGGTTCGTAAGCGCAATGGTGAACTGGCAGAAAATCACGATCTGCAACTTTTTTTCAACGGCAAGCCTCACCCCTACTACACTTGGTTCGACTTTACGGCCGCGTTGATTACGAATGCCTGCATGGGCAATGGCTACGCGCTGATCTATCGGGACGAATTCACCATGCGCCCGTATGCGCTGGAGCACATTCCGAGCAATATGTGCTATCCTGAGTATGGCGTAAATGGTGAATTGTTGTATGCCATCAACGGCTACCTCAATGGGCGGGTTATTTCTCGCCGTGTTCCTTATACCGACATTATCCATATCAAGGGCGTTACGCTGAATGCTATGGAGGGCCTACCAATGACGTTGGTACACCGTCCGACCTTCGCGGCTGGCCTGGCTTCGCGTGAATACTCGGAAGCCATTTTCGGTAACAGGGCAACACCGTCGATCGCTGTGAAACACAAGCAGCCATTAGATGCGGATGAACGAACCGCCCTAAAGGAAAATATCATTCAGGAATATGGTGGCTCGGTGAATGCAGGAAAGCCTTTCATCCTCGATGAAGATATGGAGATTGAGTACCTCCAGTGGACGCCAAACGATGTTGCTCTGATTGACTTCAACGACCTGACCGTTCGTGATTGTTGCCGGATTTGGAAGGTGCCAGCCGACATGATGGCGCTGGATCAGAAAGGTACTTATGGCGCGAAAAAGTCGCACAGCCAGGATTTTCTCATGCATTGCCTTGGCCCATGGCGCGAGAAATTTGAGGAAGCAATTAATTCCCAACTTTTCTACACCAACGAGTTTGCCACCCGTAAATACTATTTCGAGTACGATGTGAGCATGTACCTCGAAATGGATAAAGAAACCGAGGCCAACGTTCGAAAAACGGATGCTGAACGGCTGGCTGTGCTCGTGGCTTCGTCGATGATGACCCCGAATGAAGCAAGGAAAGAACTCGGACTGGAACCCAAGCCCGATGGCGATCAACTTTTCGGTAATATCAACCTGCTTCCGCTGGATCAACTGGTAGAGGTAGCCCTTGCAAAATATCTCTCTTCGGAGGGTGAAAAAGGCCGGAACGCGGCAAACGCTCATCCACAACAACAAAATTCTTCTGACAATGTCGAACCTGCGCAACCGGGTCGGTGACCCTTTTTTCTGTGACGAAACACCTGAGATCCGCTCCATGCAAGATGGTGGCGGAATTCGTGTTTTTGGGTACTGGGCTGTTTTCAACCGCGAAAGCCGGGTGATGCAGACACCTAAGGGCACGAAATTCCGGGAGAAAATCCTTCCTGGCGCTTTTGACGGTACCGACTTCTCTGACGTTGTGTGCTACTTTGACCACCGTGACTACTTGGCTTCGGCTCCCAACCTTCGTAGCGGTGTAGATGACCATGGCGCATGGTACGAATACGATCACGACCCGGAAGACCCGACGCATGTTGCAGCGTTTCGTCGGATACAACGCCGTGAAGCGAAAGGCAGTAGTTTTCAGTTCCCGCCGCTGCCGGCAGATTGCTACGATCTCTCGCCCTGTCCTGATGGTGTGATTCTTCGCACTATCAAGCGCTTTCCTCGCATTCTGGAACACGGGCCTGTTATCGCCCCGGCCTACAACTCAACGTCAACCTTCGCCCGCAGTCTGGATGAAACTGCCATTCAGGAAGAAATTGAAGCCGAGGCGATTGAGCAGACTCCAGTTCCTGACGAAACCGAGCAGCGGAATGCCGAATTGCTCCAGCGTCGACAGCATGAAGCGCGGGTAATCCTGCGCAAACGAAACCTGTAACTTCTTTTTTTTTCAATCACACTTCATTTTTGACATGAGTACTCAACCTCTTTTTCAACAACTGCGAGAAGCGCGGGAAGCGCGGGCGCAAGCGGATATTCGTTTCGCTGCGATTTCGGCCAAACTCGGCACTCCCGAATGGGTGGAGGATACGGACGGTCCCGCTTTCGAAACTGAACAGCGCAACATCAACTCGCTCGATCAGACCATCAGCCGTTTGACTGCCTCAGTAGACATCCTTTCCCGTGCCGGTGGTGCTGCCAGCACCGACAGCGATTCGGAAGGCGCTCCCGAACAGCGCTCAACGACCACGGTTGGCGTCATCAAAAACCGTGGGGACAGCAAGGAAAACGCCCGGAAAAATTACTCCCTCATCAAAGCCATTCAGGCCGTCGTTGCCAATCGTGCACCGGAAGGGCTCGAAGGTGAAATGATGCAGGAAGCCGCGAATGAAGCGCGAAGCGCAGGCGGTGACATCACATTTACTGGCAACCTGCACATTCCATCATTCCTCATTTCCCAGGCCCAAAACGATTGGGACGGCGTCGAACGTCGTGATATTACTGCGAATACAGGAGCAACGGGTGGCTACACCATTGAGACTGCCCTCGGCAAACTGATCGAATTTCTGTACCCTCGCCTTTCGGTGCTGGATATGGGGGCAACGTACTTCGGAAATCAGACGCAACACCTGTCTTTCCCGCGCAATTCCAGCGCTGCAGCGGCATCCTGGGCCAGTACTGAAAACGCAACTGCAAGCGAAACCACACCCGGTTTTGAACTGCTGTCGCTGACTCCGAAACGTCTGACCGCCTTCACCGATGTATCGAAACAGAACATTGTGCAGTCGAACCTGCCGATGGAAAACTTCATCCGTCGTCAATTGAACATGGCTGTCATGCAGGCGCTCGACATCGCAGCAATCAACGGCGCTGGCGCGTCGGGTGTGCCCCAGGGCGTCATGAATGTATCTGGTATCGGCGACATCGACCTGGGCACTGACGGCGGTCTGCTGGACTGGGCTCGTATCGTGGAATTCGAGACGAAATGCGCACTCGAAAACGCGGACATGGGCGCGCTCGGATACATCACCACTCCGGGTGTAGCGGGTTACCTGAAAACGGAAAAACGGGATGTGGCCGGCAACGGCTTCATCTGGGAAGGGCCGAACCGCAACGCCACCGTCAACGGCTACCGCGCCCTGGCCTCGAACAATGTTCCGAAAAACCTTTCGAAAGGATCGGGCACGAACCTCCACGCCATGATTTTCGGTAACTGGGCCGATCTGATCATTTCCCAGTGGGGCGGCATTGACTTGCTGGTAAATCCTTACACGAAAGGCAAAGACGCGCTCGTCGAACTGATCATCCACTCCTGGTATGACCTCGGCGTGGCTCACAACAAATCATTCACCGTATGCAACGAGATCGAGGTGTCCTAAGGCGCCTCGATCCTTTTCATTTCAAATCACACTTTAACATGGCAAAGAAAATCGTTCATTTTTTGCAGGCGGGTAATCCTTACGGTTACGGCTATCACGCTGGCGAAACCGGCGTAATTCAGGAAAAAGACTTCGCTAAACTGCAGAAACTTCATGTCGTGCGGGTGGCTTCGGCAGAGGAAGTTGCAGCGTATGAGGGAACCGGTACAACGCCCGAAGATACTGCAGCACAAAAAGGCAAGGGCGCTGGAAAAGGCAAGGAGAGCGGAAAAGGCCCGGAAGCCCCGGAAGAGTAGGCGGAAGGGAAGCGGAAGTGACGGAAGCCAAAGCGGAAGCCGGCCGGAAGCATTCCGGAAATGGAGCGGAAGCAACGGAAGTCGAAGCGGAAGCGAGCCGGAAACCGAGCGGAAGGCAGCCGGAAGCAAAACGGAAGCCTTCCGCTTCAATTTTTTATCATTTTCAATCAGTTATTCATGAAATACAAATTTCTCATTCTCCTGTTGGCTCTGGTGGCGTCCTTTTCGAGCCTTACTGCGCAGGTGCCGATCACGTACAGCGATGACCAAACCCTTACGAATCAGGATACTGCCATTCTGTACCTGGGCCTGACAGACTCAAAATCGAAACCTGCGAACTGGAAGTATTCGGTTCATGTGCGAGCGGACTCGCTTACCGGCGCAAATGCGGGAACGGTGTACCTGCAATTTTCGAACGATGGTACACTATGGTGGAATCACTCGACAAGCATCACCATAGACGGCCCTGCATCCTCTTACGACGAATACGGATGGGATGGGATTCTGTACGCTCGACGGATTCGCGTGTATGCAATCACGCCTTCTGGCTCTCGAACGGTGCGGCTCCGAACCGCTGCAATATTCAGGAAGTAATCCTTCGCTTTCGGCCCGGCCCCTTCGAACGAGTTCGGGGGGGCCTTTTTTCATAAAAATCAACATTCAAAATCATGATTGGTCAAATCGCACTATTTGCAGGAAACCAAACTCCGCGCGGCTGGAAGCGTTGCGACGGGGCGGCGCTTTCATCAACTCATTTTCGCGCCTTGTACGAACTAATTGGCAATACCTATGGAGGTAATACGTCATCCTTCAATCTTCCTAATCTTGGTGGGCGGTACATGATTCAGGTGGAAGGTGATCGCGCCAATTTGAGGCCTGACGAATGGGAGTTTCTCCCTGCCCCAGGTGACGATGCGCCGATGCAATACGTTCAATCCCTGACTTACGAGGAATTGTTTGATTTGCTTGACAACGAGGATTTGACGCCGGGCAAGCAGTACCTTATTACCGATTTTGCGGCTCGATGGTTCATGCTGAATCTTACCACGCCCATTGCAGCCAGCGAGCAGACAGGCGTTACAGAACCACTTTTGGTAACAGCCTTGACTAGTTCTACCCTGCTCAAGCAATGCAGGTCTGCGCTGTATCCGACAGACATCCTTGAATACAACCCATTGCCGGGGGAGTACATTGCAAATCCGGGTGGAGGCGATTACATGTATGACTCGTTCTATGCAGATTTTGCAACGATTATCAGCGGTTTCAAGGGTGTAATTTCTCGCAGGATTGACACTGTTGACAATGTGGATGCCCCGTTTGACTGGAGGAACCTAACTTTTCGCAGGTGGGCTGTTAATCCTGCGGCATGGAGCAACGCTACGGCATATTCGGTCAATAATGCTGTTCAAGATGGTAATATTCTGTATGTCTGCATTCAGGCAAATACGAACAAAACTCCGGCGTCGGAGCCTACCTACTGGCAGCCACTTCTCAGCGCAAACCTTTCGACAGACCCATACTGGTCGAACTCATCGACAAACTTTTACTTCACACGCGGAGGCTCATCGTTGTTTTGCCCTGTAACCTCTTCTTATCAGGATTACAAAGCATTTGGAGGGTACAAAGTCAAAAATGTAAAAATTTATTCCTCGACCCTCTCTGCCCTTAATTCGGTTTGGAAACAAACTGCCGATTACCAGTCGCATTCATTCACGATCGGTTACGATTCGTACTTGAATACAATTGGAGCCAGGTTTGTCGGAAATGAAATCGGTATAGAATTCCAAGTCAATCACATTGGTACTGACTTTTCTTATTGTCGAATTGGTTGCCAGTTTTTGTGGAATTTTCTACTAAATACATTCCAGTACAACACCACACATGGCTCGTTCAAA